TTTGATCGCGGAGAAGATGGAGCAGATCGCCTCTGGGAAGTTGAAACGATTGATTATCAACATGCCGCCGCGTCATACGAAAAGTGAGTTTGCTTCTTATTTGTTTCCGGCGTGGATGATAGGTCGTAATCCGTCGATGAAGATCATTCAGGCCACGCACACCACCGAACTAGCGGTAAACTTCGGTCGTAAGGTAAAAAATTTGCTGGAAACGGACGAGTACAAGGAAATTTTTGACGATACGAAGCTGTCTGCGGACAGTAAGGCGTCTGGCCGGTGGGACACAAAGTCGGGTGGTATGTACTACGCGGTGGGCGTGGGGTCGAACTTGGCGGGACGTGGTGGTGATTTGATCATTATTGACGATCCGCACTCCGAGCAGACGGCGATGTCGGCGAGTGGGTTTGAGAATGCATGGGAGTGGTACACGGCGGGTCCCCGACAACGTCTCCAGCCGGGCGGTGCTATTGTTTTGGTGCAGACTCGGTGGTCAGAAAAGGACATGACGGGGAATTTGGTGCGTCAAATGACTAAAGACCCCCATGCGGACCAGTGGGAAGTGTTGGAATTACCTGCAATTTTTGAGTCGGGGGACCCCTGTTGGCCGGAATTTTGGAAAAAAGAAGAATTAGAGTCGGTTAAGGCGTCAATCCCGTCGTATCAGTGGAATGCGCAGTACCAGCAGAACCCGACTTCTGAGACCTTGGCTATTTTGAAGCGCGAGTGGTGGAATGTTTGGGAAAAAGACCACATTCCGAACCTTCATTACGTGATTCAAAGCTACGATACGGCGTTTAGTAAGCGAGAAACGGCTGACTACAGTGCGATTACGACGTGGGGAGTGTTTTACCCCGAAGAAATTGGTGGTCCGGCTCATTTAATACTGCTTGATGCGAAAAAAGGGCGGTGGGATTTCCCAGAATTGAAGGAAGTTGCGTTAGATCAGTACAAATACTGGGAACCAGAGACGGTTATTGTGGAAGCGAAGGCGTCAGGGACCCCTCTGACTCAGGAATTGCGTCAATTGGGCATTCCGGTGGTAAATTTCACGCCCAGCCGTGGAAATGACAAGCTTTCTAGGGTACACAGTATATCTCCGTTGTTTGAAGCTGGTATGATTTGGGCACCGGACGAGTCATGGGCGCAAGAAGTGGTGGAAGAATGCGCTGCTTTTCCTAACGGGACTCACGATGACTTGGTGGACAGCACCACACAGGCGCTGATGCGCTATCGGCAGGGTAACTTTGTTCAGTTGCCCAGTGATGATTGGGAAGATGACGAGGGATCTATGAATATAAGGGCGGGCGCATACTATGGTTAATCCAATCATTCCGGTGGCGACGTTGATTGCTAGATTGAACGCGGCTCGTAGTAAAGCTTCAAAGTTAAACAAAGAGCTTGTTACTGAGTCGATGAAGCCTCGCACGCGTAAAATGAAAGAGAAAGAATTTAGGGAAACGCTCGAAAGAGCGAAAGATCTAGAAAAACAAATCCCACCGGACACGCCCGGATTTGCTATGGGAGGCGGCGTTATGCAACGACGTACTCCGGTAACTAGTGGCCTCACCAACCTGCTTAGTAAATACAACACTTCGGGACCCTTGGCCGGTGCCGGAAATGTTCCACGTGGAACAATGCCTGTTCAGATGAACCGAGGCGGTCGGCCAGATTACATGCAGTATGATCGTGGCGACTATGCTCGATCTTCAAATACGCCCGGCATGGGTCCTGCGATGATGAATCCGGGTTTTAGTCTAATAAGCCCGGAAGCTATCCGTGCTGCTATAGCAGCTTCGCAATCAACTCCAGCGGAACCTCCTGCGGCTCCTATAGTTAGCGCACCGCCGCCCGCGCAACAACAAACGGCTCCGTTTACGCCCTCTAGTGGAATTGTTGCGGGCGGACCGGCACCGGGCGAATACGATACGGAAGTGATCAAAGATGATGATGGGATTATCCTAGAGGGCAGAACCGAGATACCGCAACCCGATCCTTTACCCCCACCGCCCCCTCCACCGGTGGTGGATGTAGTGCAACCGCCAAGTCCGCCGATGACTCCGCCGCCTATGCTGCCACCTGCCCCGGATTTACCGCCACCGGTATACACACCGCCGCCGCCAACTGAGGTAACGGTGCCCACGGAGCCGATGTTTACGCCTCCGCCTATAGCAGACACCCCGGATCTTCCTACGCCGGGAATGTTGTCTGATGCAGTCGTTGATTTTGATATTTCAGACGAAATTACGCCTCAGACGGAAGGCTATGCAACTACTCGTGGAATGAACATTGCCGCCACAGGTGACCCTTTTGGCGATGCGGTAGAGGGCGAGTACCAGATGCCTATCTACAAGCCGCAAGTGTCGGCTGGGGCAATGCCTTTCTTGAGCGTTCGTTACGGTCGCCCGACAACGCCGTCTGACCAACCGCCGCCAAGATCGGATCAGTACTCTACCGGAAGTTTGGGCAGAGCTAATTACGCGGAAGCCTTGGCGAATTGGGAACGGCTGTACGGCCCGGTTGAAGACTATCAAGCGCCTGATACTGATGCGGTTATGGGGGATACTAGCGCCGCCGAGTCTACCGGTAGTGTCAGCGGGGTTCCTTCGGGCACAAACTTTTACCCCGAACCACCGCCGGTCAGGCGTGGTGGAGGCATAGGTGCAACAACTCTTTATAACGCCCAAAAATTGGCATGGGAACAGCAATACGGCCCCGTCGAGGACTACTACGCGGCGCAAGAAGCCGCGCAAAACAACAACATTAATGTGTATTTAAGTCGTCAGGGCGAAGAAGCAGTAGCGGCCCAATACGGCTATACGGTTGAGCAGCTTAGGTTAGTGAACGAAGATCGAAGAAACCAAGGGTTGCCTCCGCTTGGCGAGCTTATTTCGGGGATTGACGTAAACCCCAGCTTTTAGGAAAAAATTATGGCAAATGGCGATAGACCCCCAGTTTCGTTGATGGACAGAGAGGGCATGGATCTTTCTGAAGAAGAACTGCTTTCTGTAGAAGTCGAGGCGCTTCCTAACGGCCTTGATACCAACGGCGTGATGAGCGTTGAAGGTGTAGAAGTAACCCAAGATGAGGATGGCGGTGTCACCTTTGACTTTGATCCGCTGCGAAATAAAGACCGTGAAGACGATTTTTTCGACAATCTAGCGGAATTTATGTCGGAATCCGAGATGGCGGAAGTAGCCAATGACCTGATGGAGCAATACGACGCCAACAAGGCGTCTAGGCACGATTGGGAAGAGGCTTACTCTAACGGCCTAGAACTACTGGGGTTCAACTACGAAGAGCGCACAGAGCCTTTTAGGGGCGCTACAGGGGTGACACACCCCTTGCTTGCCGAAGCTGCTGTTCAGTTTCAGGCGCAGGCGTTTAATGAGCTATTGCCTGCGGACGGCCCCATACGAACCACGGTCCTTGGATCAACCACGCATGCCAAGTCTGAGCAGGCTACTCGTGTAAAAAACTTCATGAATTACTACATCACCAACGTGATGGAAGAGTACACCCCTGAATTTGATCAAATGCTGTTCAACCTACCTTTGGCGGGCAGTACTTTTAAGAAAGTTTACTTTGACGACACGTTGGGTCGTCCTGTCAGTAAGTTTGTACCGGCAGAACATTTGGTTGTGCCTTATGAAACATCGGACCTTGCAACGTGCCCGTGCATTGCACACGTAGTACGCACGTCGTTAAACGATCTGCGTAAACAGCAGATCGCAGGTTTTTACCGTGACATTCCTGTACTTCCCTCACAGTCAGGAAGCAGCAGTATTTCGGATGAAATCGACCATATTGACGGCGTAAGCGCCTCAAACATCGATTACGACTGCACTTTGTTGGAGTTTCACGCGGATTTAGACCTTCCCGGCTATGAAAACAAAGATGAAGACGGTGAAGAAACAGGCATAAAAGTGCCGTATATCGTCACTATTAGCGAAGAAAACAGCAAGATACTGGCTATTCGACGTAACTATGAGGAAGAAGATCCTCTAACTACAAAGATTCAATACTTCGTTCATTACAAGTTTCTGCCCGGATTTGGGTTTTACGGCCTTGGTTTGATTCACACAATCGGCGGTTTATCGCGAACCGCGACTGCTGCACTGCGTCAATTGATCGATGCGGGTACGCTTTCTAACCTTCCTGCTGGATTCAAGGCTCGCGGCCTGCGGATCAGGGACGATGATTCACCCTTACAGCCGGGTGAATTTAGGGACGTTGACGCGCCCGGAGGGCAGATTAGAGACAGTTTGATGCCGCTGCCGTTCAAAGGCCCAGATGGCACGCTTTTCCAGCTACTAGGCTTTGTAGTGGACGCTGCGCAGCGTTTCGCCACCATCACTGATATGAAAGTGGGTGACGCTAATCCAAACGCGGCTGTCGGCACTACGATAGCTATGATTGAGCAGGGCACTCGTGTAATGAGTGCTGTTCATAAGCGGTTACATTACGCCATGAAGATTGAGTTCAAGATCTTGGCTCGTGTAATGAAAGAGAGCTTGCCTCCGGTTTATCCGTATGAGGTGCCGGGTGCGGAGTCTACGGTTAAGGCTACTGACTTTGATGACAGGGTAGACGTACTTCCTGTGTCTGATCCTAACATTTTCTCGCAAAGTCAGAGAATCGCGTTGGCTCAGACTGAGCTACAGATGGCGATGCAGGCTCCGGATATTCACAACATCCCCGAGGTTTACCGCCGGGTGTATGACGCATTGGGCGTTAAGAACTCTGACATGATCTTGCGGGCGGACACGCCGAACGAGATTGCACCGAAAGATCCGGCGCAAGAAAACATCGATACGCTTGAGAACACGGCGTTACAGGCTTTTAAGGGTCAGAATCACGCGGCACACATGCAGTCGCACATTCTTTTTGTAACGGGCGGGATGGCCTCACAAATGCCTAATGTGCAGTTGTCGATTCAAAAACACCTGTTGAACCACATTCAGCTACAGGCCGAAGAGCAGGCCGAACAAACCTTTACGCAGCAGAACCCGAATGTAGCGTTGACAGACCCTGCAACAAACCAGCAGTACCAGATGATGGTTGCTCAGTTTGTGGCACAAGGAACTCAGCAGCTTGTTGATCTAGGCAAACAGATTCAGAATGCAGGACAGCCGCAAGGACCAGATCCGTTGATTCAGTTGAAGCAGCAGGAATTGCAGCTTAAATCACAACAAGAACAAAACGATATGGCGATGGAGCAGCAAGAACTACAGTTTGAAAGAGAAAAGCTTGCCCAGCGAGAAGCTCAGTTCCAACAGCGCCTGCAAAGCCAAGAAAACCAAACCGCTGCGCGCATCGATGCGGGTATGCAAAGAGAGTTACTCAAGCAACAAAACAATAGAGGTGATCTATGACAGGTAGAGTAAAAACCATGGGTTCTCCCATAAAAGAACCGCCCAAGCCCGTAAACAAGGCCGACATTAAAGGCCAAGGAAGTATTCCGTATGCCACTTTGACGGAAGAGGCTACCCCGAACACGGAAAAGGGTAAGGTGTTTCGAGGTAAAAAGCGGGGTATGGGCGCTGCTGAAAGAGGCGGTCGCTACATTAGCTGTTAAGTATTTGATTTCCTGTGCCAAAGACGCGAGAATATGAGATATCGTCGGATAATTAAGGACACTTAGATTGGACGGTATCGATATTGTGCAGTATGTCCGAAAGACGCTGCTGGATCGCAAGGCCCAAATTACCGAGCTAATGTCGGAAGGCGGGATTAAAGACATGGAACATTACAGGGAGTGTATGGGAGAAATTCGCGCATGCGATTACGTTCTCGTAGAGCTTTCTGAAATGCTAGACAAACAGGAAATGATGGATGTCTGAAGTTAAAGAAACCTTGGACTTGTCCAAGGTATACGTTTCGGAAGAGGAACGCGTACTAGACCCTTCTCTGATTGAAAAATCCGCAATTGAAAGATTGCCGCAACCTACGGGTTGGCGCGTGTTGATCATGCCTTTTCGCGCTCCGCGAAAAAGCAAAGGAGGTATTTTACTAAACACCAAGACTCTAGAGGAAGATGCTATTCAAACTAACGTTGGGTATGTGCTTCGTTTGGGTCCTGATGCGTACAAAGACGGCGAAAAATATCCGCGAGGCGGGTGGTGCGAAGAAAATCAATGGGTGATTTTCGCACGTTACGCTGGATCTAGGTTCCGTTTAAACGGAGAAGACGCTGCTGTATTTGGTAGCGAGGTTAGGATTTTAAATGACGATGAGATCTTAGCCACAATCCTTGACCCTACTGATATTCACCATAACTAAGGGACATGCAAATGAGTGAAGCAAAAGCTGCTCACGAAGCCGATGACGGCCAAGTAGAGCTAGAATTTACGGAAGAAGCCCAAGAAGTAGAGATTGAAGCCACCCCCGACACCGAAGCAAGTTCGGAACCGGTTGTAGAAGAATCCAATGACGATGAGCATGAAAAGTATAGCCAAGGCGTTCAAAAGCGCATAAACCAGCTTACTAAGCGGGCTAAAGAGGCGGAAAGGGAGCGCGAAGAAGCGTTACGTTACGCTCAAACGATTCAGACAGAAAACACTTCTGTTAAACAAAGACTGCAATCGTTAGATCAAAACTACATAACCGAGTACGGTAACCGTGTAGTTTCTGAGCAAACTAGGGCCAAGGAAGAGTTAAAGACCGCTATTGAAACCGGTGACGTAGATCGTCAAATGGCTGCGCAAGAACGCATCGCACAGCTTACTTTAGCCGCAGACAAGCACGCTCAAGCCAAAGCCCAGCGGCAGGCTCAAGCGGAAGCTCAAGCTCAAGCTCAAGAACAGCAGCTTTACACTCAACAACAGCCTCAATACCAACCTGCCCCATCAGTCCCTGCTCCCGACGCTAAAGCAGAAGAATGGGCAGAAAAGAATGATTGGTTTGGAACTGATGACGCAATGACCTTTGCGGCTTTCGGTTTACACAAAAAACTCGTTCAAGATGAAGGGTTTGACCCCTCTAGCAATGATTACTATGATGCGCTAGATTCTCGAATGAGAGATGCATTTCCACA